ATAATCATTCTTTCCTCTTTCTTTGGTTTACTTGTGTTATAATAGTCTGGTGTTAAAAAATTATCTTTGGTCATCTTCATTCTCCATTTCATAATATTCTAAACCTCTTCTTAACTCCTCATCAAAATCAAGATCATCTTCGTTTTTTTCGTGATGTTGATAAAAATCACAATAATGCTTTAAGTCACATATAACATCTGCAACTCTATAATATTGATCTTCAGTATCTCCGCCTTGCAAACCTAATAATTTTCTTATTTTGTCTGCTCTATCTTTATTCTCCATTAAATCCCCTTTCCATTAATTCTTTTAATTTTCTTTCCCACATAGCTTTATAAACTAAATCGTCTGTAATTCTATTATAGATATCCCATAAATTTTTAACTCTATGCCAATATAAATCTTCTACTCTATTCATAACTTTCTCCGTCCATTTTTTTATTCATTGGGTCATTGAGATACTCGTAATCATCGCCATACATTTCTTCCCATGATTGATTAAAAGTTTCTTCACTAGATACATGATATTCCCAGCGTTCTATGTGCATTTGAACAATTTCTTTAAATTTTTTTAATGCTTCAAGTGATGAATGATAATCATCTCCACTCAAAAAATAATTCATTTGTATTTCTATATCGTAATTATTACTCATAGTTTTCCTTTCTTTTTTATTTATTTATCATTTTGCTATTGACTTGTCAATATATATCATTATATGGGATAAATATAAAAGTAAAATATACTAACTGTATAAGATACCTTAAAAGCTGAGCTAGTTAAATGTCGAACAAGCTTCTGTATATTTTCTTTTATACTGCACAGGCGACGGAGTTATTCGGATAAGTCCTGTGCAAAACTAGAAAGGAATAAAAATGACAGCTAGAGAATTAAAAGAATTACTAAATGGAATTGAAGAAGAACATTTAGATAGAGAGATTATTACATTTAATACAGGAAATACAGACAGACATAATATTGTGTCAGTTTGTGAAGAACCAGATTTTGATGATTATGAAGAATTATTTATTTATACAATATAGGAGGAAATATGAAAAGAAAAAATTGGACACAAGAAGAAATAGAAAGAGCGAGAGAACTTTTGAAAACACATTCTTACTCAACAGTTGGTCAAATATTGCATAGATCAAAAAATTCTGTGATAGGACAATTCTACCGCGAGAAAGTTTTGAAAGGATATACACCACCGCCAGATTCTAAATATACTCACAAAAAAGAAAAAAATATTTTTCTTGACAATTAGTTTATCCCATGTTAATAGGATAATAGGCGATAGTAATTTGAGATACCTAGTTGGTCTGAGCCAGTTTAAAAAGCTCGTGTTAATTACAATGTTTAGGGTAGCCACAAAAGAAAGGATAATTATGAAAATTTTAGAGTGGGGTGTATTCGTTGAAAGAGAAGATACTTCAACATATGAAATTAAATTAAGTGAAGAATTAGCTGAAAAAGTTATTGAGTATATTACAAATTTATCTGAAACAGATGAAAATATTTTAAAAGGAAATACAGAAGGTAAAATAACATGGTAGAATATGACTTGCCAGACGGTTGGACTTGTATTGATTGTGGCGACGAATTTTTAAATGATACCACAGGTAAAGAAATAGCTAATTATGATGAGGGGACTTTATGTAAAAAATGTCATGAAGAATCTTTATTCTGGCATAATGATACATCAAATCATATTAAATTAGAAAGGAATAAAAATGAAAGTTAGAAAATTATTAGAATTACAAGCAAACATAGAAGAAAGAAAAATCCCTTGTGATTTATGCGACGACGAATTAAATCAGCATTATTCACTATCTAAAGGCGAATTTAAAAATATTTTAGATATGGATTTGATACATTTAGTTAGATCGTATAATAGAATATTATCTGACCGCGACGATTTAAAATCTCAAGAAATTTTAGACGATTTAGATGTAGTAGAAAATAGAATTTCTTCGGTAAAATTTAAATTTTTAAATTCATAATTGACTTTGTATTTATCCCATGTTAATAGGATAATAAGAAAGGATAATTTATGAAGAAATTAGAATTTATTAAATCTAAAAAACTTTTAAATATTGATAATAACGCGAAAACAGTAAAAGGTCAAAAATATGGTTATATGACAGCGG